TTAGTTGTGCGTGTTTAGTTGTTTGCGTGTTTGGTTGTGCGTGTTTGGTTGTGCGTGTTTGGTTGTGCGTGTTTGGTTGTGCGTGTTTAGTTGTGCGTGTTTAGTTGTGCGTGTTTTGTGGGATTATTAAAAATATAAATATAGTGTTTTATATTTTTTTGGGTTTACCATCTCCTCTATCATTATTTAACAGCAGAAATTATATAATCTTCTGTCTTATATTTATTCGTCTATATTATTTTGAGAAAAAATATAAAAAACATTTAGGGGTGCGGTTTTAAATATTCAAGGGTGTAAATAGGAATGCAAAATTAAAAGCATAATATAATGTTAATATTAAGTTATAAATTTTTTATATTCATTACTTTTACACATATAAATGTTTTGAATAATATTATCTGTTTTTATTATTTCAATATTATTTATTAATTCCTTTTTCCAATCATATTTATCATATAATACATCTTCTTGTAATAATCTAATAACAGAATAACTATTTTCATTTGCACATTTTTGTTTATATTTATCGTTTTCATATTGTTCTTCTGGGGTTTTCCAATTCATAACTTGTCTAAAATGTTGCGCACCATCTAATTCAACAATAATTTTGTTTTCTTCTATGCAAAAATCAAAAGGAAGAAGTCTATTAGTATCAATATTTTTACACCAATTTATTTTATATTGACAAATTATATATGGAAATATATTTTTAACAAATTCATATAACTTTAATTCGGTTTTATTGTAACATTTTGGACACCAACTATTTAATCTTGTTATATTTCCTACAATAGATTTGAAATTATGTTTACATTTATCACAATTAAAATAATAAGATTGTTTACTATATTTTGTAACATTACATGGTTCTATGCCATTTTTTTCAAAATCCCAGTATTTACATTTGGGGTGAGAAGAAAACGATTTATCAAAACAATGAAAACATTCAGTTTTATCGCAAAATGTTGATGACGATATACAACAAAATGGACACCAATGACCCCCGTTGATATCTGATAATATTTTTTCAAAAATATGTGGACAATTATCACAGTTAAAGTGATATTTTTTACCACTATTTTTTAATACTTCCCTTGGACTTATATTATTTAACTCATTATTCCAAAATTTTGATTTTTCGTTTGAAGCAAATGATTTATTATAACAATACACACAATTATTATCATTACATAATAAATGGCCTTTACAATATGGACACCATTTCCCTTCATTTATATGCGAAGTAGAAATTTCAAAATTATGACAACATTCATCACAACTAAACCAGTATTTTTTATTTGAATTATTAAATATATCTCTTGGTTTTATATTTTTATTTAACTTGTAGTTCCAATATTTACTTTTTTCATTACACATAAATGAGTTTTTATTACATTTTTCACATTCAATATTTAAACATAAACGTTTTGAATTACAACATATATTACACCATTTACCATTATGTATATAATTAATTCTATTGAAAAATTCATGACCATTTTCACAATTGAAATAAAATGATTTGCCAGATGATTTTGTTATATCTCTTGGTTTAATTGTGTTTTTGCTACTCCAATATTTAGATTTTTCATTAGAAGCAAATGATTTATTATAACAAAAATCGCAATTATCAAAATCACATAATCTTTTTGAATTACAATAAGGGCACCATTTCCCTTCGCTTATATGAGACAGAGAAATATCAAAATCATGATTACATACCTGACATTTAAACCAGTATTTTGAATGTGATTTATTATTTAATATTTGTTCGGTTTTAAATTCATTTTTATCACTCCAATAGTTTGCTTTCTCATTAGAAGCAAATGATTTTTCAAAAGGTATTGTTTTATCACTCATTATATAATATTAATTATATATTTTATATCATTTTTTATAATTATTACAAGACAGATTTGCAAACACGCGAAGGAGCAACCGCGTCTGGAAGTAAAAAATCATACATACAAATTATTTAACAGACAATTTCCAATTTAATAAAATCCATATCTATTATTTATACCATCTGAACCTCCAAGATATAGTGAGATTCCTTCAATTGGCAATTCATCCCATTCTTTTATTATTGTTTCCTGTTTTTTCCCATTTAAAAAACCACCTATAAATATTCCTGCACCACCACCCTCTTCATACCAATCATTTTTAATCCAACATTTGGGATATTTTTCTACCAACTTGTTTAACCATTCATTATCTGCACCCCAATCACTCCATAGCTGAAACTTTATTCCATTATTACCTTTATAGTGTATTATTAATTTATCATCTGGTGGATTTGCTTTTATTTCATTGTTAAACAACTTGGTCACTTCTTCTGAATTATCTTCGCTAATAAATGTCATAATATTCCAACAATCATTAGGCATAATATTATTAATTATAATATATAACATTTATAATATTTAAATATTTCACATCCTTAAATATTTATTTACACCTTTTCACAATTCAACCGCCGAATATATATAATGTATATCAAGATAAATGATAAAGTGAAATGTTCCATAATAGACATAAGAATGCTGTACAAAATGACTCGTATTCAATACAGGAAAAAACAGAAATGTTTTGTAGAGAAGTAAATTCTTAAAAATCATATCCATTTCAAGATGGATTATACCCAAATTTTTGTATTATTGTATTATTTTTTTTCGTTGTTAATACGGCGATTTATATAGTTACTGGTATCTAACCCTTAAATATTGAGAATGCCCCATTTTAAAAATCTTCATCGGTTTAAATGTGTAAAATACACTAACAAATGGCTCTTTTCATTTAGCCTCGTTCTTTCGTTTTTGTTTTTCCCATACATAAGTTGCCCTTTTAAAATCAGTGGCCAATCCCATCATCCCCATCGCATCCAAAAACACTTTTGTCCAATTTCGTTGTTTGTCCCATCCAAATTCCGAAGCCGCATAATCAAACGGATATTTGTGATGCCAATTGTGCCATCCTTCACCAATCGCCACCACTGATACAAACGCATTTTCTGTCGCATGAATCCTCTTATCATATGGTCGGTCTCCAATCATATGGGCCAACGAGTTTACACACCACGTAAAATGCAATACCGCCACATACCGTAAAGTTCCTGCTACCCACATTGCTCGCCAGAAGTCTTCTTCCCACCCTACAGAGGCGACATACGCTGGCATCAAAAAGCACATTGCCAAGGCAAACCAAGGGTCCACTGACCTCTGAAACATCACCACAGAATCTTCCGCCAAATCTGCATACGACAACCGCGCTCCTGCTGTGACTACATCCGGGTGTTTCTTCACAAACAACCATCCTACATGAGAAAACCAAAACCCCCGTTTCGCGTTGTGTGGGTCGGCATCCGTTTCTGCATGTTTGTGGTGCACGCGATGGTCGCGCGCCCAATGATAAATTGTCCCTTGGTTGGCAACCGAATTACACAACATTAATCCTACACGTAGCCCATATGTCGCTTTGTAGGAACGGTGTGCCCATAGACGATGGGCTCCAGCGGTAATGCCTAAACCACTAATAGGCCACAAAGCCAATGCCCACAATAATGTATACCAATGGCAGTTTCCCAAAAATACCTGGTACCCTCCATAGGCCGCGGCCAAGTGCATCAGTCCAATGTATAAAATCATAGGAGTATTATATGTAGTTGTAACAGTCGTAGCCATATGATAGTGGAAGAGAAACTACACTTATATACAAATAATCAGGAAAATACTTTCTAATAATATTTTTATATATAGTTTTTTATATCTCAATGAACATCATTTAAAAACACACCAACAAATGGCTCGCTTCGCTCGCCGCAGACACCAACCCACCAAACCACACTCAACCTCTTAAGGAGGGGGTATGGGGGAAACTCGGTTCCCCCACTGCAATATATAATTCTTATTGTAATATTTGATTAGCGTGTGTATAGATGGTATCATAATGAAATTTATAGTTCCAATTTTCGGAGCAACTTCCATAAATACCGTGCGTATTTTTTTTATAGTTTTATAAAATTCATTAAAATGTTTCACATAAATATTACGATATATTCGCATTTTTTCCATATCTTGCGGTACACGAACCCAACTGTCCAAATGCATATATAATCGTAAATACGCGTTTTTTAAATTACATTCTGGCTCTTTAGTAGGAACCTTTTTGTGAGACAGAATGTCTTCAATGTGGTTAATAAATATGGTTTCTTGAAGAGATGGGATATGTTGATTAAATTCCATTGCAAATACAATATAGTAAACATGTTGTATTTATATGTATTTATGATACTTGTGGCTCGCTTCGCTCGCCCCCTAAATAGTTACACAATGCAACCACCAACGTTTTAGAGATTTTGCGTGGTTTATCTTTACCAATCGTTATAGTACTCAATTCCTTTGGATTATGTTTCGCCAAATGAATGACTTGAGAGAAATCCCCTCCAACTTTCTCCATAATCGCTTGTGCGGTATTGTGTTTTATACCTGGTATTTGACATAAAAATATTTCACCTATATTTTCCGGCGTTATATTTCCCTTTTTTTCCTTTTTGACAAACTGACTATACGACGGTACACACCCATCCAATGGGGATGACGAAGACGACGTTTCAAAACGATGTCCTTTCTCATATTCCCTAAAAATCTTATCACAACACGACAATACTTGGTCTACACTATCGTTAACATGTATAGTTCTCCATATATGAACATTTTTGAAAAAGGCCAATGAAGTCATGGATGATAAAACCAGTTTCTTTTCTTCTAGTCTCAATTGACTCATGATGCCTTCAATCAAATAAACGATTTGAGAGTTTTTATAGTTGTTCAATAACCGATGGCTTTGTTCGCTATACCGTCCATCTTTAATGGAATGCAATAAATCGGCAAACGTTTTTCGCTCCCAAATTAATAATTTTTCGTCATTATAGTGAATTTCCAAATCGCCTAAATCTAATTGCTGAACCACTAAATCAATATGAGGATGAAATTCCAGTTTTTCACGTACGGTTTTTATAAAATCATGCTCTCGTGCATCAACGATTAATTTCATTTTTCACTAACAATGAGACATAAATTGTTTTTATGTGAATGTTATAAAAAAACAATTTATTGACGTGCGCCAATGACGAGTCCACGAATACCTCCAGCAAGAGGAGATACACCGATTTGGTGTGGCTGTAGTGTTTGTGTGAATACAAGGGATTGTTTGTGGTTCTTATAGATTCTTGCAACGGATGCAGGAATGTTTTCGCGAGGAATAAGGCCCATTTTCTTGGGTCCTCCTCCTTGGTTTTGATTGACTAAAGTACCTCTTGAAAGTGCAACTTTTGAGCTGTATGGCATTATATACATTCTAAATATAATTTTTCTGGCCGGCCATATTAAAAAATTGAATTTGGAAGTGATTTAAATAGTTCTTTATAGTTATTATACAACATCATTTAGAATCATGAACAATAGAATTAAGAGAGACGACGATGTTGTCTGTGAAAAAATCAATGGGTCAGAAACATATGTTTTTGACCCATATAATCCCCTAAATAAAGAAATAACTGCGGCCGAAGTTCAAAACTTATTGGCTAAATACAACGTGTTCACTCCTATACATCATTTTGTATTGTATAATCGTGCATTTGTTCACCGGTCATATACTAGACGTCCTCATGCATGGAATGAACAAAACAACATTACAATTGTGCCTAAACCAGAAGATTGTCGCGAATTGTATACGAAATCCAATGAACGGCTGGAGTTTTTAGGCGATGGTGTATTGGAATGTATTGCGAAATTTTATTTATACAAACGTTTTCCTAAAGCGGATGAAGGATTCATGACCGATACCAAAATTGAATTGGTGAAAAACGAAACAATTGGCCGTATTGCCATGGAAATCGGACTACATGAATGGTTTATGATTTCTAAGCATACCGAAGGTAAAAACTTACGTATTAATCATAAAAAATTAGGATGTTTATTTGAGGCCTTTGTAGGGGCATTGTTTTTAGATTTCAATCGTGTGGTGATTCAAGACGAAGGACATTGGTTTGATACGATGTTTCAATGCGGACCTGGCTTTCAAGTGGCGCAATTGTTTGTGGAAGCGGTATTTGACAAACACATTGATTGGACGAAAATCACCAAACAATCGGACAACTATAAAAGACCATTGCAAGAATTATTACAAAGTGAATTCAAAACGACTCCGCATTTGATGGAAATCTCTTCGTTTAACCAAGAAACGGGTTATCGTATGGGAGTTTATTTGTGTTTAGGTCAAAATGTGCATGGTTTGCATCATGAAAATGCAATGCATTATAGTGAAGTGAATTCGTTTTATAATATTCATATGGTTATGGCAAAACAACAAAAAATCTTTGTATTTTTAGGTGAAGGACAACACAGAATCAAACAAACATCTGAACAAATGGCGTGTAAAGAAGCAATAGAAAATGTGAAACAGTTTACGGATTTTAGTACAGTGATTGATAAAGTTCAACAAAAACATAATGCATACGGTGGTGGGGGAACCCAGGTTCCCCCATAACCCCCTCCTGGGGTTGGTTCGGAGGGTGGTGCGAGCGTAGCGAGCACATATAATGGTTGGTGTGAGCGTAGTGAGCACATATGATGGTTGGTGCGATCGTAGCGAACACATATAATGGTTGGTGCGAGCGTAGTGAGCACATATAATGGTTTATTTTTTATTTGCGTTTTTGGTTGTGTTCTTATTTCGGGTTTGTTTTCGTTTTTTACCTCTACCACCACGTCTTGTTTTTTTAATTGAATAACCATAAACGGGGTCCAATTGATAATGCCCTAAAGGATATATATATTTGTGTTTTGTATCGGTTACAAAATCACCAAAAATGGCTACTTCTTCGTGAAAATGAAGATTGGGGCTATGACAATATCCAATGATTGTTTTATCAACAAACATGTTATCCAATACTCCATTCAAATATAGTGTAAAATTTAAGTCATCTATCATAGTAGAATCACGTATTCCCGATTTATCGTCATATCCATAGGATTTATAAATGCCTTGCATCATATCGTATGTAAGATTCGGGTCAAAATCATCACTTTTGATTTCATCTTCAATTAATGGCATAATCAAGTCCAATAATCTCATATTTAACGGATGATTATTTGGGTTGTTGCCAATAGTCTTTGTCATATCAGACAAATTCAACAAATAAAGGGGTTTATTGTTAGCCATTTTATCGCGCATTTTATAGCATACCAAATCTCTTATGTCCCCTTCTCTAGATTTCATATATTCCTTTATTTCATTTGCCATATTATCATCACGAACACGTTTTGTGGATTTACGTTCTTCTGGAACTAAACTGCGTAAATAGTGCGGTCTATTCCCTGTATATGTATTGTACCCTGAGTTTCTAGAATATTTTTGAGCTGTACGTAATGAACCAAACCATAATGGATACTCCGATACAATCTTCATATTATCTTTAATATGTTTACGTTCGGCACTTCTACAAATGACCGAACTAAATTCGCTTGGAGAAATCAGTGCTTTTTCAATTTCGTTTTTCGTCATAAAAATATTCACTTTTGGAGATAATAATGCACTAAGAAAATTCATATAAAAATGGTGTTGACTATATATTTATAGTGAGACTAAATATATAGATACTATATATAGATGAAATTCGGATATTTTTCAGGAAAACCAACGATTCCACGTATTACAATACCTAATTATCGCATAAGCAATTCATTGCTAAAAACAATACAAAAACGTTTTCAATTATAATATTTTATTGCAATTGCATTTTAACCTTAAACTTTCGTGGCGTTGTTGTACCTAGAGGAACTAACGTATCTTGATTTCCATTCGGATTCATAGTAACTACATATGACAACGTATCTCCGGCTACAAACGGCATTTTATATACCCCTGGTTGATTTACTGGGTCTACTGCATAATTAGCCAAATTTGAACCTTCAAACCGAGTCATCGCGATATTCATCAATTGTTGCAATATTTCTCGGGTTACATTCTTTGTGCCTGTTATGTTGTCATCAAAATAATAACTTCCGGACGAACCCAACAAGTCACCGTCTGAACCTGTCAATCCAACGCTAGAAATGGTAGTAGAAATATTGGTCGCCACTGTCAAACACTGACTATCCAAATCGTTACGTACATCAGTTTCATTGTTAAATAAATCCACTGCCAAATGAGTTCCGAAAAAGATGGTTGCCAAATGACGCAAAAAGGATTCGCTTATGGTTTCTCCATTAACAAACCCACCATCGGCCAACGAAATAGTGCCGTTAGTGGTGGCATTTAAATCGGCAATAATGGTTGCCCATTTGGTAGTGTCTACGAAGTAATGAATGTCGTCCGTTGAAGTGGTGGCAATGTCGCTGTCGGTTTTGAAATAAAATGTTTCGGACAATGCGCTTGCGGTTGGTCCAGTACAAGAAACGGTGGCATCAAAGGTTACGGTAGGGGCAGTAGTGGCCACTGTCAACCCAGTTGCAAATAAGGATTCATTTAAATGGTTGGTAAATAAAAGGTCAACCCCGTCTGAGTCTAGAGACGCATATAATGAACCGATTGTGATGTTTAACCCGTCTTGTACTATTGTGTCTCCTGCGCTATGTGTGGATACTGTTCCATTAAATGAACTTTCATATGTGTCTTCGCCGGTTTTTGTAACAGTGAGAGTGCTATCATGTGTAGGGAAGGTATAAGATTCATTATCTTCAATCACAACGTAAACATTTTTGCTGGTTATGTCGCTTTTTGCAATCGTATTGTCCAATGAATTACTAGCATTTGCGCTTACTACAATAATATCTTTGTTTTTAGGGTTGGAAAACCCTGGTAATGTAATACCAGACAATGTTAACCGTTTGCCAGATAATGTGGCCGTATTGTCACTAATAATTTTCTTCAATAATTGTTTAGTATAGTTTCGTTTTGTTGTATTGTTATTTCCTACTATGGATGCGTCTGTTAAATCATCTGTGGAAATCGTAGTTAACGTCGCGGTAGAACCCGATATTGCGTTGGTTATAGCGGTTGAGTCGGGCGCATTGTATGAAGGAACAAAGCCCATATTGCTATGATTTGCGCAATAATAATATAGGACACCTGTGAATGAGGACGACAAAACTAATTTTTTACACGCACCTGGTTCTCCTGGATTACCGAAGCTTTCAACCCCCTGACCGGAACCGAAAATGTTCACGCTATCGTCTTCTGTACGGCCGAATACAAGTTCATGACCGGTATTACTGCTATGAGACTCATCAAAGTAATATACGGTATTTGCTGTAAATTCAACTTGGGGTTTGGCGATACCATTTAAAGAATACGAACCATTTTCTACAGTGACATTATAAGAAATGTCAACCGGTGGTGTTTTGCCATTTCCCATATTTGTACTTGAATCACTATAAAAATATAATGGTCCTGCAAACCCACTAGACAATTCTAGTTTAGTATAGGCACCTGGCTGACCTGGAGTACCCATAACAGTAACTCCTTCAACAGATGTCAAAATATTAGATGTATCATCTGAAGTATAACCAAACACGATTTGTTGGCCTGTGTTGGTGGAATCGGATTGGTCAAATATATAGGATTCATTTGCCAAAAAATTAATTGTAGGATTGGCAGAACCGTCTAAGTAAAATACTTCTGGTCCTCCCGAGATAGTAGAATAATACCCAGAAACAGTAACATTATAAGTGGGTAAAGAATGAAATGTATATACACGTGTATGGCCGCGATTATCATTTGAAATACCAGTTGTGCCATCATTCTGTATTGCACCGATTGCTAATGTACTTCCGTTTGATGATAGACTGATAAATGAGGCTGAATGGTCTCCACTACTTTCACCAACAATCTTATCACCTATTTGATTCCAAGCAGTTCCATCCCATTTGTACACATTAACATGCCCTGCTAATCCTTCAGACCTATATGTTCCTATTGCGACTATAGTACCATCTGACGAGATACTAGTTGAATTGCCATTGTATCCAAAGCTGGTCGTTCCATAAAAGTCATTTCCAAGCTGCGTCCAAGTACTTCCATTCCACTCAAAAACACGAGAATGACCACCATTGTTTGCGCTCGTATCGTTGTTTATTCCACCAATGACTAGTATATTGCCATTTGAAGATAAACTAACAGAACTTCCATAAAAGTCCCCTGCATTATCACCATCTAAATCACCACCACGCTGTGTCCAATCACTAGACGATGAATCCCATTCAAACACACGAACACGACCACTATCTGCACCATTCGCAGTGTCATAACGTTGTGAACCACATGCCACAACATTACCATCAGAAGATAAACTGACGGCAGTACCGCCCTGCGCGGATGCTTGACTATCTGTTATGTGGCTACCACGCTGCGTCCAGGAGCTTCCATTCCATTGAACTACACGTACGCTTCCTGAGTTGCTGTAATTAGGCGCGTCATATCTTATTGCGCCAATTGCTAAAA